TAGTGCCTCTTTCCATTTATCAACTTCCTGATCTGTAGCGCGATAATTGCGGCGATTTTTCACGATAATTCGATTTCTGACTGTTCCACATATGACTGATTAAAACTGTCAATTTGAAACAGATTTATTGACCTTCATCCTCTAACTGCTAATCAATTGACCTAAGCCAACAAGTATCAGCCTACTCATCAGTATCAGATTAAGGACTAGGAGCGAGCTCACTCTCGGGTGTGCCGCCAGCGGTTTACGGTATGGAGCCGAGACTCACCTTCACCACTTATTTAACGCCAAAAGCATATCACATACCTTTAAAAGGTGTTTAATGTCGATGCTACTGGGTAATAAAAAGGGATGGTAACTTATCGTCATCATCCCTTTGCCCAACACCTTATCTAGTTATCTACGTGCTCGAAACACCTCGCCACGGTTATTAAGGTCATCCACCACCGCCGATTTTGTCATTTGGACAAGCTGTGGCAATACATCCTCGAGGGTCTGAGCATCACTATCGTTTTTGACCACAATGGTATTGCTTTGCTGGATAGACAAGCTACGCCCACCTGAACCACCATTGGCGCTCGCCTGCATCGCATTCATCAAGGTTTGTTGTTGGCGGCGGGTGTAAATCGTTTCCCCACCATCGAGGAGATAGGTGCCCTCACGGGGTATGGTTCCTCCGCCGTGAAACTTACCCATGATACGGGGTAGCATAGCCATCGCTGCCACCATAGCAGCCATACCTATCATTGCACCACTACCCATGGTTGCGATCGAGGTGGTTGCTGCTGCGGGTGCCATTGAGGCTGTCACCGATGCAGCTGTACTTGCCGCTGTAGTCGTTGCCACTGCGGCATTTTTACCCATCAGAGTATTATCAAAGGCCGCAGCTAAGGCTTTTTGAGCCATGTATTCAACCAACATTTGCACGGCTGCTTTGCCTACGCCCTTAAGCACTTGCTGTGTGGCTTGGCCAAAATCCTTAGCTTCAAATATAGCGTCGGCGGTAGCGCTACCAATCCCTTGCGCCATTCGCGCTACGCTATCGTTCCACATCTGATCCCAATCAAAAACCACGCTTTTATTAATAGCTTTCATTGCCTCAGCAAAGCGTTCATTTTCAGCAATCTTCAAATTATTTAAGTAAGTGAGTTTGGCTATATCATCTTCGGGGGTTTTGGCAATTTCGGCATCGATAACACCTAAATTATTAGCATGTGTCTGTTCTTCAGCATATTTAGGATCGAGTTGGTTTCGCAACTGACTATATGGCGTTGTCGCTTCATACTGGTTTTTCAGTTGCGCCAGCAAGCGAGTACGCTCAGCAATCGGTACGTTAGCCAATTCAAAATGGCTTTTTAATAGCGCCTCATGCTTAGCATATTCCTTGGCAGCAGCGGTAACAGGGTCAATAGCACCCAGTAAGGTTTTAAGTTGATCTTCGCGTTGCTTCTCAGCATCTTTATTTTTCTTGGTTTGTTCTTCTGAAGCTTTGGCTGCATCCAAATCAGCAGCAACTTTTGAAAGCTTGTCGGCCATCAGTGGATCAAGCCCTTTAAGCGCCCCCATTTCCAGCTCATAACGCAGCTTAGCCGCTTCAGAGGTTTGACCATAAAGCGTTAACTGCTTTTGCAAATTGACCAGCATTTCAGCCGCTGTCTTAGTGAGATTGGGGTCAATAATTGGACCAGGTGATGAGTTGATCTCGGGCATTCCGACAGTAAATAAGGCTTGCTGCTTTTTACTGGCAAGATCTAGCTGTTTATTTAACTCTTCAGCCCGAGCTTTTAGCCGTTCTATTTGGTCATAATTTCCCGTCATTCCTCCCCAAGCATCAAATGCAGGTTCTCTATTAAGCCTGTCAATCTCTGTGGTTGTAGCGATGAGTTCATCCCGCAATGACTTCATTTCAGTACCAAGTACACGCACTTTGGATTGACGCTCAAGCTCTGATAATCGCTGATACTTCCCGACCAATGTTTCCATTGAGTCGCTCAGCTCATTGGTTGAATTAATTGCATCACGAGCGCCGCTAGCCCAATAAAGAAGCCCTAATCCCGCCATAGCGGCAATACCAACGGGACCACCAAATAATGCCATCGTCGCGTTGTATGTTCTGGCAGCTAAGGTTGCTGAGGTTGTTGCAGCCGTCACCGCTTGACGGGCCGCAGTAAGCCTTGCCTCCGCAACAACGGCTTGACCTGCCGAGATAGATGACGCTCTCAGTGCTAAGGCGCGAGTTTCCTCAGCCTTGGCAGCAGCCAACGTTGTGGCGCGAGTTTTTGCGCTTGCCACCTCATTGGCAATCAAGCTTGCGGCATGGGTGCCTAGCGCGGCTGTTCCTCGCCCTAAAGCAACTGCCGCACCTGTCCCAACGACATCTAATAAGGTGCCAAAGTTTTCACTTAAGCTCACAACACCGCTCGCAAGGTGGGCAGTAACACCATAGGTTTCGTTGCTTTTACCTATCCAGTCGCTATAGACGTTATTCAGTGCGGTCAGCGCATCCCGCACGGCTGTTGGCATATCCTCTACGGCTTTAAGGTTTTGTTGGTGCGATTGCAGCAATGCATTGGTCAGGTCGGTAATCGACAACTTACCCGAAGTGCCCAATAAACGGATCTCCGCGCCTGTTTTACCTGTGGCTGCGGTAAGGTTATTGAGGATACTCGGCATTACCCTAAAGATAGATTGCCAGGCATCGGCTTCAACCTTGCCTTTCTGAATCGACTGGGACAGGGCATCCTGTGCTTGCTGCGCTTTATCCGCGCTGGCGGCGTTAGTCACTAGCAAGGCGCTGTAGCTGTCCACAATATCAATGGACTGGTTTAGGTTATAACCAAGGTCGCGCAAAATCGGCGACATACGAGTAAAGTTTTCACGAGTCTCGGTCAGGCTTCGATAGGTTTGGTTGGCGCTGGCCACCATGCGCGATTGCGCATATTCATACTCTGCCGCGCTGGTGGTGGCCATCTTCATCCGTGATGCCATTTGCCCCCATTCATCGGCGCGATCAATAAGATCCATGGCGGTCAATCCACCTGCAAGCGCAAGGGCGGATTGATATAAACCACCAAAGCTTTGGCGTGCATCATCCGCCGAGGTGGCCGTTTTATCCAATCCTACCGCAGCCGTTTTGCCCGCTGTGCCAGTGGTCTGTAACTCACCCGTTAAGCCGATGAGTTCTTTTTTAGCACTACCCACCACGGTCACCAGCTGGCGGCCGTCGGCGGTTAATGTCAGTGCAAGTTTTAAATCATTCATCTCATATCACCTTAACAATGTGAGTAACTATTCCAATTCAATAAAAAATGGGTGATGGGCTCACAATCATCACCCACGGGTCAGCAACGTTCACTGACAAAAGACAGAAGACCCATTCATACCCCACCCGCACAAACACCTGGTCTTCTGTCGGAGACTAGATCCCCATCTCGGTTAGCATGGCTTCTTCTGTTGTTGCGAGTTCTACGCGATCAATCTCGCTGTAGATTTGATTGATATGGTTGCCATAAGTGGAAATACCATTGCCACCTTTTAGCGTATGTATGCTGGCGAGTTTTTGGATACCTAAGCGAATACTGTCAGGTAACTGCTCGGGAAAAGATGCGAGTACTTCGTCTCGCTTTAGATCCCACATTTGGTTTCGTGCTTCTCTAACCTTGCGCTCAAACTGGCCGCTTTCAACACTTCCCCAAAAGCTCAATTTAGCCTCACAGTTAGTGATTAACTGAGCACAGTCATTATAAGTTGCTTCTGCTTGAGCATACTGTTGCTTAGCAGCATTAAAATCTTCATCTGTTACGGCATTGCTCATTTGGCGTTGGGCTTGCTCCATACTGTATTTATTGGAGCTCAATCGCTGGCGTAATTCCGGTAAACGGGTACTTCGCAACTCAACCATTAGTGCAGTTTTTTGTTCAAACTCGGCTTTGGCTTGTTTAAATGCGTTAATCGCTTCAATTAATGTCATAGCTACCTCGGTGTCATTGTTCAGTGTTTGAATTTGGTTTACATTGTGTTCAAGTGATTCAGGGGGAGACTCGGCTCAAAGCCCTGTAGTTGCTGTCAGCACAGCCGACGTCTGGGCTAGATCCTTTATTTCCCCTTGAGTTCTGCGGCCTTATTGCGCTGATGACGATAAAGCGCCGTAAACTCTTTTGTGATCTGGTCGATACGTCGTTCCGTCATACTGTGTTTTTTTGCAAGCTCCGCCCTGTTTCGCCCATTAAACTCCTGGTAGATGCGTAAGTTACGAAGAAACATCTCTAATGATTTACCATTGGGGAAGTAGAATTCTCGCCCTCCCAAATAAAAGGCAATAGAGGCTATGATTTTCTCAGTCAGTTTGTTAGCTACGACTTTCTCTTCAGCTAAACAGGCATCAATAACATCACTCAATTCCACTAAATTTTTAGGCCATTTGCCCTTAAAGATGTTCGACTGGGCTGTAGTCATACTATCGAGTTGTTCTTTTATGCTGCTCATCATTTGCCTACCTTAGAGATAGTTAGCAACTAACAGCGTCAGTTGACCATGGAGGGTATTGCTATCACCGCCATTGAAGGTGGCTTTTAATGCTTCTAATCCGGCGCGCTCTTGGCTGCTACGAACGACTAATAACATTGGCTTAATCGCTAGCGGTCTGCCGCCATCGGCTTTAAAAGCTTTCATCACCTCTATTCCGGCCCATACATTCGCGGCAGTTAATTCCGCTTTAGAGCAATAAGCCATTTGCCAAAAACCGTAGCCAGCATTCGCTCGACAATCGACACCAAAACGAAACACCCTTGACCGAAAGACGTGCTCATCATCAGGTTTGGTCATCGCTGTAAACTGCATCTCACTGCGAGTTTGATAAATAAAGGGTTTGAGGGCACGACTGGTATCGAGTAAATACCATGCAGGCCCAGCAGAAGCGCCGCCATCGTTGTAGTTACTGACAGCAACCGCCTCCCCAGTACCATCAGTATTGGGATATACAGGATGGTCAGTGGCAAAAAACGGTTTACCGTCATAGCAAAGGTTGGATGTTCCACTATCTAACAGGGGTAAGAGTAACTCATCAGGAAAGACCTCAGAGCTACGCCCCATCTCTTCAAACAGTGGCGAGTAGATCCCCGTGTCATCATCTTTGATATCATCACGATCAACACCAATCGTGGACTCAAAGGGTTTATTGGTGATGCAGTAACCGTAGGCTTTTAAGTTTTGTATAACGCGCTCACCAATCCACTCACGGAATGTAGGCCACTGGCCTAACCAGCCGTAGGTGTTGGACTTAGAGGAGGAAGGGACTATGGTGGCAATTTGCTTATATTGACTAGCCGCGAGTGATTTACCTTTTTCAAAGTCTTGGCTAAATGTCGTCTTTAACTTGTTTAGAATATCAGCAGAGATAATCATGGTGTTCCTTGAGTGAGTAACTTAGGAACCCATGGTTTCGGGAAAGCAATTGCCTTTATTATGGCTGGAAAAACAAAACTCCTAGGGGGATTAAGCTGATTTTTATCACTTCCATATAACCTTTAAAAGCGATATGTCAGAACACAACTGATTAAACGGCCCACTCCTCATTATAAGTATCATCAACCACCATAGATTTGCAGGTGTGACAATTCCAAAGACCCTTCTTATAGCCCTTATTAATACAGCGAATGAGTTTATGACTGGCATCAAAACACTGTTGGCAAAAAGGTCCGTCTCTTTGACCCTCTGTAATCTTCCAATAAAATGGCTCTTCCCAGATAAGGCTATCTTTTAATTCGAGTTGTGCTTTAAGGCTTCTAATTTCAGCGTCTTTAGCGGCTAATAGCTCGGTAATGCTGGCGATTTCGATCCTTGCATCAGCTAAGTTACCAATAAGATCGGCCAATTTAAGCCTAAACTCCGCTTGATCGAGTTGTTTCTCACCATCTTTGATGAGTTTAGCGACATCAGTTGCTGTTTTTATGCTGGTTAAAGCCGCACTTACCATTGCTATGTCGACCATCGGAACTTATCCACCCTAGTTTGAAGGTTTAAAAGATAACTGCCATCGTAGCAACAGTGGTGACAACATCAAGAGCAATAGCGTTTAAATCCCGTTTAAATCTTTCTTAAATCGTTTAACTAAAAAAAAGTGCGCCATGATAAGCAGTAGAAGATAACACTGCTTAAAATGGCGCTTAGGGCGTTTTTACTGTTGGGCGGTTTGGAGGGCGCGAACTTGGGTTAAACCAACGGATAACAGCATTTGAATGCAGTTCAGTTGTCTAACAATGTGCTTAGGTGAGATAACGTGTAAGTCCTTGGCTTCATCAATAAGCGACGACAACAGCTCAAGCAGTTCAATGCCTGTTTCAATGTCATCAGTCCCGTTTCCACCAGTGAACATTAGGGTGCCATGTTTATTAATCGCCTCGAGGAGCTGTTGATTCATCGGTTAGCACTCCTTAATCAATTCAGCGGTAACCAGAGGTTCTCCTAGCTCTTGGGCTAAATTCATGGCTCGGGACACGAGGTTATTAACGATCTGCGGGTACACCATACTAAAGCCTGTTTCTTTAGTGGTGAGCCGACTTTTAATCGCAGCAAAGCAATCTTCAGTCATTATCTTGTTTATTTGTCCGCCAGCCCGTTCAAACTTGTGAGTAATGTAAGCGCCAATGTCACCATCTAAATTAGGTACATGCTCAACCATACAACGGCGGATAAACTCCCTTAGCTGGTAGTTCTTGCGCTCGTTAAGCTTAATGGCGAGCTCAGTTTGACCAATCAGCACAATACCCAGCAGTTTGGAAAAGCCATCTTCCAATTCCCAAAAGCGTTTCAGATATTTCAGCACAGGGATACTGAGATCATGGGCTTCTTCAATGATCAACACATAACGCTGACCGCCTTTGGCACCAGATCTAAGCAAACTTTCGACTTGGCGAGCCTTATCTTCTAATGAACGTTTAGGTTTTTCTTCACTGATATCGCCAATAATGGCATCACACAATCCAGCTGCGCTAACGGCTGTTTTATCAATGATTTTTGCTTGAATAATATCCACATCACCATCATGTTGAAGATCCTGAAACAACTGCCTACGTAGCACGCTTTTACCCGCACCTGATTCACCAACTAAGGCTAAGATCCCTTGGTGCCTTGCAGCATCACGCATGGCCGCCAGTAGATATCGACTATCCTCGCTTAAAAACACATCCTTAGCATCACGAATGTCATTGATGAATGGGTTTTTAAACAGTTTAAAGTGCTTTAAGCTGGCATGTGTTAGCATTACTGTCTCCAGATTGAACTCGTTTTCGTGTGGTTTTGTTTGGAGTATCGTCTGGTCAGGGTTGG